GCCCTCATAGAAGGAAGAAAGGGGGACACTTGCAGGAGCAGCGTACTGCTGAGCAGCATTAAGTACGTCTTGAGAGATTTGGCGTTGTTGAACATTTTGGCGTTGTGCGGGAACACCGGCCCCATTAGACACAGCTCCAGGTGCAGGAGGCGCACCAGGGGGAGCAGTGAATTGTCCGGCTTGCAACCCTGGTTCCCGCACTCGTGGCGGTAGGGTTGGAGGTGGAGGCGCAAGAGCCCCCAATGCATTTTGATCTGTTAAACCTTGCGTATCTTGTCGACGAATCTGTGGTCTATAGTCACCTCGTTCTGTTGCGGCTGTTAATGTACCATCCGCAGTGCCTTGCGGTAACAACATCTCTAATGCACCAAAACCTGCCAAACCACCCGCAACTGATGTACCAAGACCTGCAGCACCCGTCAAACCAAGGCCACTTGCTAATCTCGAGCCGACAGTGATACCTGGTGCTGGATTCAGCATATCAACAAGGTTAATTGGATTCAGTGGATTAAATGCCTTGCCGAGTTTACCAAGTTTTGTCGTTGGTGTTCGTGTCGCTAAAGGATTGAGTGCAGTCGGTCCAAGTCCTTGGAGATTCCTGAACATACCCCCAATTTGCCCGATACCTGTTTGAAGAGCATTCTGGGGAGCTCCTGCAAACATTGAAGTCCTTGCAGTGATCTGACCAAGGGGACTTGACGGTCCGAGTAAGCCCTCCATCGGCATTGAGAAAGGCGAAGGAGGAGCGACAGATTTTAATTTATCGAGAGGAACCCCTAGTTTTGCTGCCAGTTGTGCAGGAGATCCTGTAAATCCTGTAGCACGACGAAGAGCGTTATCAATACTAAAGGGACCACCACCAGGTAATGGTGTAGAAGGAGCCCTGCCTGTCACCGGAGGACGCACCATTGGGGTACCAATGACAGGAGCACTTGGTAAACCACCAGTTCCAATACGCACTGCAGAAGGCGGTGGGGGAGAAACCGCAGCACGCGTTAAGGTTGTTTTTGCTTGGGTGCGAGCAGCTTCCTTTGCCGCTCCAGGGGCCATCTTACTGATATCGCTAAGCGTATTTAAAAACTGACCCGGTAATCCACCCCAGTTCACATTCTTTGGGATTGCACGAGAAAGAACATCTCCTGCAGCTTCCTGCAAGAAACGATAATTTGTCGGATCCTGTGCAGCGCGACATAAAAAGTTGTAAAGAAAAGCAGCTGGTGATTTAGGTGCCATTACCGACAAACCTCACGAAGATAGATACGAGAACCCACTGCAGTGTCAGCAGGACCAGGTAGAGCTTGAATAAATTCCGCACCTGATCGTTCATAGCGGTAACGAGCCTGGAACGGATCCTTGTAGTTGGGGACGTAGAGAATCTGAGCTAAACGATTAGTTTCGTAAAGATAGATCTCATCCCATACTTTAAGTGCTTCTTTGGCATTACTGGAGCGAATCGTACGATCCACGTCGCCAGCAATACTTTCAAGACGTGTGGAAGGTGAAGTTGCGACCTCGGTCTTTTTTTCCGCAGTATCGCAGCGTCCAATCTGAATAATAATTTTATCGTAGAAATAGGAATCAGGGACTGTGTTCATCGCTTCTTCCAAACGAGCGTAGTCACCCGCTGGAACAGAAACAGTGAAATAGCCCAGGTGATACCTGACTCTACTTTTATCGAAATCAGAAAGCTGCACGTCTATTTTCTGCTATCAACTCATTATAGATTGCAGTAATCAAAAGAGACCTTGCAGGTAGTCGTAAGTAGACGCCGCCTGACCTTGAAGGTATGGTTCTTCTTGGATGTACTGAGAAATAAATGTTTTCTGTGGTGATAAAGCTTGGGACAATGCCCCAGCAAGTAATTGGTTTGCAAGCGTTGGTTTCTCTTCTTTATCTTTTCCTTTGTACTAGAAGATCTGAGGTTCTTGTGTCTTGCTTTTGTTGCTGCTCTTGACCAGAGGGAGGAGGCAGCACAGGTGCAGGCGGTGGGGTGCCGCCAACAACTTCAGAAGCCTTGGCAGGAGTCGTGTGAAGTAACTGGATATCATACGGATTACCTTGTGCGTCGGTCGTGCGAATCGTACCTAGACCTTCTCCTGGTGTGTACGAACCATAGCCCCTGAATTTAATGGGAGTTCCAGCTGGTGCGGCAATGTCTATTCCTTTGTGGAATGTGCTTGCTCCAGGGGTAGGTGCGTTTCTACCGCCAAACTCACTTGTGATTGGAAAATTAAATTGCCAAGTACCGTGCCTTTGTTCAACAACGGGTTTGTCACCTAGCAACAAATTTTGCAAAAGAAATTTTGCAGAACGCGGATTAATAGGTTTTCCTTTATTTGGGCCAAACTGCGGAATAATCCGGGGGTCAAGATGATCCCCTGTAGTTGGAAGTTTGTCCTTGCGATAGTCAATGATGAAACCCGCAGGAATTAAGCCAGCCATATTATTTGTTTTCTTTTTATTCTAAAATAAAAACCCCTGGTTTCCCAGGGGCTTGTCTTCACACTCGAATCAAGTCAGCTGAGAATACAGCGTCCCAATCAACTCGTTTAATTTGTTTGAGCTGCTCGAGAGAACTAAACCTTTCACCCGATAAGGACATTTGAAGATCTTTAATCTCTCGCGCTGTTTTCAAACCAATTCCCTTAATGTGATCTGCAATCATCTGAGCAGTTGCAGCATTCACATTGAGGCGATTATCGGGAGGGAATGCACGAGGCTCTTCTTGTGAGGCTTTATCTTTTACCTGTAATGCCTTAACTTTTTTAGTTGCGGCTTCATCAGGAAGAAGCTCAGTTTTGTAAGCAGTATAAAGGCGACCGTCTTGGTCTTCAACCATGAACCAGTCGCCGTTATCCCACTCACTTACGACTTTGACGCGAGCGCCTGTTTTCTTGTGCTGATAAAGCATAAGGACCAGATGTTTATTTCTGGTCCTAGTTTAACTTACTCAGCTAACAGTGCGGTTGGGAATGTAAGCTTCAATGTCGTCGTAAGTAGGTGCTTCATCAGGTTGGATGTAGCAAATCTCAACGGCAAGGTAACCAACACGGCCAGCAGCAGAATCAGCATCAGAGATGTAGATACCACCGGAAGTGCTGGTGTCGTTAGCAGCGCCCTTGGCAAACACCTTCAGGGTGGTGCCAGTGGTAGCAGCGTAGTACAGCACACCGCCGGAAACACCTGCAGCACCAGTGGCGGTGATGAAGGGGTTCGTGCCAAAGGCTTGGGTGCCACCAGCGAAGTAGATCTTGGTGGCAGCGTCACCAGACACGGTAGAGGTCAGGTTGGCCTGGATAGGACCTTCACCCACACCGGAAGCGGCGGTAGGACCGCTGGAGTCGCGACCGAAGGAGATCACGTTACCAGTAGCGGCATACACACCAGAAGCAACACGACCGTCGCCCCAGCCAGAAGCCACGGAGATCGCAGTGCGATACACGTAAGAAGGCTGAGTGGTGTTACCAGAGATCACCATGCCGGTGATGTCGGGACGGGTATCGTCTTGACGATAAGGGGAGGGAACAATAACGTTGCCGGTCACCAGGGGAGCACCCGAGGTTTGAGTCACAGCCACGTAACCACGCTGCTGGAAATAACGGTAACCAGGAACAGCCAGCACCGAGGTGGGGCCGCCCTTGGAAGCGTTATTGACACCGTCATCGTTGGTATCAATATTCTTGTACCAACCGTTCAGAGCTTCTACCCAGTTACCTGGATAGATTTTCTTGGAAGATAAATAGGTCATTTATTTGTCCTTTGTTGTTTATGGATTACGAAAATCAAACGGTACCGTCGTCAGACACGTAGCTGAATGCGGTGGTCACGAAGTCCTTGTTCAGGATTTCGAAGCCAGCATAAAGCTGCCAAATCAGGATGATGAAGCGGCTGAAATCGTCGTTGTTGTTGATCAACACCTGAGCATTCGGACCGCCGATACCAACACCGATTGCCTGAGGACCGAAGAAGTAACCTTGAGCAACTTCCTGGGAAGCGTAGGTACCACCGGTGCCAGCGAAGGACGTGGTGACGTTCTTGGTTGGGAAGTTAGTCGACTCGAAGAACTTCACACCTTCGAACTGAACGCCGGTAGGCATCACAGGTTCACCGGCAAGGAAGTAGCCTTGACCAGCCTGGGGACCCATGTAGAAGCTGGCGTTGTTAGGCATCATGGGGTTGCCCATGTACATGCCTTGGCCAGGGTTACCGGAGTAACGAGCGATCTCACGGAAGTCAGGATCACGACGCAAGTGCATCATGAAAGTAGGATCGCAGATGCAGCGATACAGACCATCAGCGAAGGTCGGTGTATTACGCTTGCGCAGATCCTTGACAACAGTCAGAAGGTCAGTGCGAACAGAGAACTGCTGGACATCAGCAGTGTACTCAGTGCTGGTGTAGGTGATACGACCAGAAGCATCTTTAGTCTTAGCACCAGGGAAGTAGTAACCACCTTGGGTGCTGGAAGCAGCGCCGTTGGCTTCGGCTTTGGCGAGTTCATCAATGAACACGCGGTCACGCCAACGACGGTAGTCATCGAGCAGCGTCAGGCTACCGATGGACTGGTGGAACATGTTGAGGTTGCCCGTGTCCAGCAGAAGACGCTGGGCCGTGATCAGGGTCTCACGAGCAATCTTGAAGGTCGAAGGTTGAGTCGGATCACCCGGATCGGCAGGACCGGTGTATTCCTTCAGCACAACAAGCACCTTCTCTTTGGTGATGTTGCGGCTGTTGGCAGTACCGATCGTTTGGTCAGCCACACGCTCGCGGCTGTCCTTCGTACCAGGGGTACCCCAGAACTTGTAGCGGTCTAACTGAACGGTTTGACCAGGCTGCCGAGTGAAGTCATGAACGACTACGGGCTCTACAGCCATTTCTGCAATATACGCAGGGTGAGGGCGGTAGAGCTCCGCACCCAAAATCTTAGGAAAGTCGTTGTCAATAAACACTTTGTTTTATCCTCCAGATCGCAGGGAGTGTTTTTATCGGGTGAAAGATTCAGACATTATTATGTCTTATCTAACACAAATTTTAGCAGCCGGTAATTTATTTATTACACGTACTGCGTCGTTGGTGCTTTGTATTGTGCACCAGGGGAATTACTAGAGCCGTAACCTTCCGGGTTAATTGGCATCTGCGCCTGGAAACCAGGGATGCCAAGAGATGCTGGAACTGCACCAGCGGCTACACCGCCAAGACCTGCAAGTCCAGCGGCAAGAGGAACTGCACCAACGGCAGCGGTTTTTTGGACCATGCCAGGAGTAATCCGGCCAGCGGCACTGTATAAACCCGCTAGGCCTTCACGAGCTTGACCCAAGATGGCTGCACGGTTTTTACTTTCGGCGGGAAGCTCTTGCTTTGCTTTGCGAACAGCTTTGCCCACAGGTGCAATAGCGGATTGCGCCATTTCAGTTAAAACAGGTGCATAGCGACCTGCCATACGTGCAGCACCAAGACCACCGCGAGCACCTAAAGCAGCGGCGGCACCACCGAGTACAGCAGTACCAGGATCTTCGCCTTGGTTAGAAAGCAACCCGCCAACCGCAAGACCTGCGGCAGCGGGAAGCCCGTAAGCCAAAAGCGGACGTGTTTGTCCTAATGGCTTCATTGGAATCACTCCATCACAAACAGTTTGTTTGCAACCACTTGAGGCTGAGCCTGGTTCAGAACACGCCAGGCGTTCTGAGGATCACGGGCCATTTGCTCTTGGAAGCTGCCCCAGAAGTTTTCAGGCATTTGCTGACCAGCGGCCTGAGGGGGAGCAGGGAACTGACCCATGGCAGGGTTGATCGCTTCGGTGCGATAACCAGGGGTTTCAAGTTCGGTCTCGCTTTCGTACACAGGGTACGGACCTTCAGGACCAAAGAACTTCAGGGTGTAATCGCTAAGTACATCGGGATTCGTCAGAATCTCGTTGTAAGCCAGGTTCTCCTGGTGCTCATTAACCGCAAAGTTGGCGTAACCACGGATTACATCATCGGCGCGGCTTCCCCACGCGACGGCGCTGTCCAGCATTCCTTCCAGATTCAGGGCGTACTGGTTCAGAATTGCTGGAGCCTCCACCCCGAACGCGTCGATCACCTGACGGCTTTCCTGGCTCAGATCCAGGTAATCCGCGATTTGCTCCAAGGAGGGATTCGAGGAGGTTTGGGAAGAGCTGGGCGAGTAACCCTGGCTGAGATACGAGGTCGGCGCTACCGATTGTTGCGTAGCTGGGCTGCTGACTTGTCCGTAATTGGCCGGGGTAAATTGAGTCGTCTGTGGAGACGGTTGACCCTGGAACGGGGATTGGACTGGTGCGCTCAGCAGGTTCACCACCTTGTTGAACGCCGATTCCCATGGATTCCCCGCCGAGTCCGCCGGTTGGGATTGGGGGGCGTACTGAGTAGGGGCTGATTGGTAGCTGGGGACTGCCTGAGGTACCGCTTGGGGGTAGCTGGTACCCACTTGATACGCCACTGGTGCCGCCTGAGGAGCCGGTGCTACGTAGCTGCTTGGAGCCACCGCCGGTTGTACTTGGCTCGTCTGTGGGATCGATTGGACGGTAGCGTCCTGCATAACTCATCTCCTTTTGTAAGGCTTCTAAGGTTCGATACAGATATGGGGTTAAATCCAATCTCGGATCCGCAGCCATCGGTAAGTCCGGTGATTGCGGGTGAGGGGTCTGCATCATTCCCCCCACAAGACGAGCAAATTGAGAGTATGCACTCTGTAGTTCGCCCACCATCCTGAACGGGAACCCAGATAACATCTCGGCTCTCTCCTCATCCGTCTTAGACGGGAAGAGGTATTTCAGTGCTTCAATGCTATCAACACCTAATTCTTGCAGATTTCGCACCACAATGGAGTTATTTAAGATATCTTGCGTCGAATCTTCATAGACAGGACCAAGCCAACGCCATTGAACAGTTACATCTCCATCCGGAATCAAACCAAGAACACCAGGTGGAACTTGTTGAGTACGCAGGCAAGCCATCATTAATTGCTTGACCTGATCCTCAAACATAGACATGGCTTCTTCGTACAATTTAATTTGTTCGCTAGAAGCGTTTTCTTCCGGTTCCACAGGTTTTTCAAGACCTGCAACTGCGGCAAGCGTTTCGCGGAACAGACGTTCTTCTTGGTAAATAATTAGTTCAAGGCAACGACAGATGCCGTAGGTGTAGATAGAATTTGCTTTCTTTTTGGATGTCGCGGAAACACGTCCAAACAATGACTTATATTCTGTTGCAGTAACACCAGCAGAAATAGAAAGTTCGTCAACACCGCCCAGTGCCGTACGAATTTCTTCTCGATACTGACGAGCAAATGCATTTTGATCTCCTGTGATGGCATCAGGAACGATGTAACCAACTCGGTCGTTAGGCTCCAGGTTTGCAATCACCCTTGGGACTCGGATCTGCCCATCAACGCCGCGACTGATCGGATCAGCCTTGAAACGAGATTGGCTCAAAGGACCAAGTCCAGTAAAGCCGGAGTTCGCTGCAATAGAAGGACGCTGAACAGTTGCTTCTCCACCTGCTTCCATCAGGTCTGTCTTGGGACGAGAAGAAAGAAGAGTTGGGTTACCAAAGAACTGAACGTTCTTACGCATGGTACGAACCATCTCGTCATGCGTACAAATGTGATTGGCAAGAGCGTCAAATTCACCGTAACCTTCTGTAGAAAATCCTTTGGGGTTATTAAAGATTTCTACACAGGGAATAAATCCAAGCGTATTGCGGAATGTTTTGGTTTTACCGGTTACCGCATAAGTAGGTTGCTCAAAAGAGATCTCGCCTTCCGAATGCGTCTCTGTAATTTCTTTTCGTTTAATAGAAAGACGAATATATCGTTTAGCCCCTTGCCCCATGGAGGCAGGACCCGTCAGGCTACCTGTTTGAATTTCTTGCTCAAACCCAAAGCCACGACGGACTTTATAGCTGTAAATGATGACAACTTCATCAAGTTCACCATCGATGTTGTAATAGCTTCTGTATTCGTGCCTACGGAAATAGTAAAGGCGATAGTTGTTTTCAGTTGGACGGATATAGAAAAGACCCTGACCGTCACACAGGAAATAATCCCAAACAGAGTCCAGGCGCGTATCGATTTGGTTGTATTTGATTACACGATCGATAAAATCTTTGCGCTGATTACCAAAGTTGTCTTGAGCCGGAAAAAACTCAACCCCTTGGCGGATACCAAAGAGTTTCATCTGAGCCAAATGGGAGGCAACCACGCCCGTATCAATCATCGCCCCACCGTCTTTCTCTAGGTAGGAATCAATGATTTCTTTGAGACGAGATTTAGCGTCGGCTGCCATTGACTATTGCCCTTTCCTTTGATACTAGCAGTTATTTAGTAAACAGTTTTAACCATGCCCGCAGGCAGTTGACCCATCTGAGGTCCACCATAAAACTGTGCGTTAGCAAGACCAGCCATATTCCCCATGCCGCCCATGACTCCCGCACGTGGGAAAAGCTGTGGGCCTCCAGGTTGAATGTTCTTATAAATACGCTCAATTTCACCAGCAGAACCAGGATCCCAATCTTTCAGTTCTTGAATTTGAGCAGGCGTCATTCCTCTGATTCCGCGTTGTGGAATTTGGAACTGCGGTCCAAAAGGATTACCAGCAAGTTGACCGAGGTTTCCCACAGCCCCTGCTACGTTTCTTTCACCTTGAAAATTCATTTTTATCTTATTTTTTCTGTATTCTACTCGTCTAAAACTTCGTAACCGGATGGGTCGTGAACTTTAGAAAGAACGATCCCTTCTCCGCGAACATCCCAATTAAGAATGTCGCCTTCTTGCCAGCCAAGCTCTTCGATTACTTCATCGGGGAACGTGATGTACTGTTCGCCGTTTTCGTCCTCTTGTACTTCAAGGATGTAACTCATTTGGCTTCTAAAAGCTTTTCCATTAGCTTATCAAGTTTATTATTAATTTGATTGAAGTTGTCATGCATCTGCTGGATCTCTCTCAAGAAGTCGACCTTTAACACGTACTCTAAAGGCATGCGTTTTAGATCGTCTTCCAAAATGTCAATCCTTCTTTTCTGAGATCCAATGTAATTAAAAGCCTGTTGAATCTGGTCGTTTTGCCGCCCCAGGATTTTGCCTGCGACCCAGCTACCGCCAGTAACTGCTGATACAACGGCTGTCAAGCCGATAGCTATGTATTCGGGACCCACGACCAGAAAACTTTTTTTTCATTCTAATATTTAGTAATCAAGTTGTAAGTTTCCTTTGCGCATTAAACCGGTCACTAACCAAACCAACGCGTCAACACAGTCATCATGACCACTTACGCCGAAATTTGTGAGTTCCTCGAAGAGATTTGTGAAACTTCGGTACCTGTTGAAGATGATCTTACGGTCTTCGAACATGCCCATGATTCCACGGAAACGCGCCAGCTTATCTGCACGGAAGCCCTTGACTGGATGCCAAATCAAATTGTAGAGAGCTTCGTTATTGAGGCAGATCCTTTTAAAGTCAGCTTCGAGGGAAGCCTGGTACTGGACAGCTTCTGACCAGATGTCACACGTTGAATAAGTCGGATAATAGTTCCCTTTTTCATCGCGGCCAAGAATAGACCAATCGTTTAAAAGCTCTTTGAGAGCATCTAATTTTTCAAGATTACCCATGACGCGCAAACGTCTGTAATCAATGATGTGAATCTGGTCACCAATGCGTCCGCCTAAAACCATCACGGTGTAATCATTTTTCTCTTTAGTGCCAGCGGATAGATCAACACCAATGCCAAGGGCGTCGAACTCTGTTGAGATCTCTGCTTTAACAATTAGTTCCGGTGCCAGGGATAACTCATTTTGTCTGACAACTTGATTCATGTATTGGAAAGAAAAAGAAATAGGAGCTTGCCGTTTCTTTTCCTTTAGGTAGTCCAGAGACCACATCTCTGGCCAGTACGATTCTTCCTCTCCAGTCTCAGGATTACTCTGAATTGCTGACAGAACAATCTGGGTCCAATTATTTTGCTCGTTGAATGTTGTGGAGTGGATGTCATCATGTCGGAAGCGCGTACCAAGGCAGATAGCCCGTCCTCCTTCAAACATGGTTGGTGCGATCACAGCATTCCAGTTGTCCTGCATTGTTTTACGAATGTCAGGGTTGGAGATGTCAGCGGCAGACTTGATGGCGTCATCAATCATTACCAGATGAGAACGCTTGGAGGTCACTGAACCCTTTAAGCCTGCAGCGCAAAGCGTGAATTGCTCGTCACCGGTTACGTCAATACCTGCAAACTTGTGGTCAATGGACCAGTACTCATTGCTGGTGACGTTCTTCAGGAGACGAACTGTAGGGAAGACCTCTTGATATTTCTTGCTTTCAATAATGCGTTTGATTGTTGCAGACTTGGAACGTGCAATATCAACCGTATAGGAAAGATAAAGAATCTGCAGGGGAAGTTTTGCTTGCGTATGGATGCCAATAGCCCAGGCTGTCAACAGGCCTAACACCGTGGACTTTGCGGAGCCCCGTGGCGCAAGTAGATCGATATTTGGACCAGCAATGCGGATGAGGCAAGAGCTATCTTCTTCCGTTACAAAGTGCCGATGCCAATTCTTATGATGAGCTGCCGGAGGTTTGTCGGCTACGTAATCACAGAAGTAACCAAAATCTTCCCGTGCTTTCTGCAGCAAGCCTTCGTTTGGATTCTCGCGGACTTTGTAATTCTTAGAAGCAGCGCGAGCGTTACGACGATGGGCAAGATGAATATAAGAAGGCACGGGTACTATTCAGGGTATATCTGAATACTAGCCTATTTCTTTTTACGTTTTTGCTCTTGATATTTACGAGCTTTTTCTAGAGCAGCTTTACGCTTCTCTTTATCGTTCATTTCAGAACCGTCTTCCTTCTTTGCTTCTTTCTTTTTGAAGTGCTCCAGAAGCTGTGGAGGCATTTTACCTTTCGCCATCAGAAGCGTGCCCCAAAACGCTTATCGTATTCACTTTGTTTATTTGCTTGGTACTCAGCCTCTGCCATAGCGCGTGCTCTTGCGTTATCGATAGGTGGAGTAAGACCAGTACGTTTACCGGGGTACATACGGCGTGCAGCATCGCCCGCTAACGGGATGTTACGTTGAGCGCCCATCTAAATAATGTGTTTCTTTAAAAC